CTGGCCGAACGAAGGGCCGAGAACGCACACGGTGTGTGCGTTCTCGGCCCTTTTTGTTTTTGATCGCAGACGGAACGGAAAGAATGCCCTTCGGAGACTACGCGGATTTCGCGGACTGCGTCGCCAAGAACGGCGACAGGGAGAGTCCGGAAGGGTTCTGCGCCTGGCTGCACTTTCAGATGATGAGCCAATGGCCGGCCGAAGTCAAGAGCAAGGCCAGATCGGGGGCGATCGAACGCCGCGCCGTCGCCGCCATCGAATTCCGGCAGGGGGAAGGCGGTAAGGTTCTCGCGGGATATGCGGCGGTCTTCGACGAGCTGAGCGATCCGATCTACGGCTTCCGCGAGCGGGTCGCACGGACGGCCTTCGACAAGACGCTGGCCGACGGCGCCGACGTCCGGGCGCTGTTCAATCACAATCCGGATCACGTTCTGGGCCGGACGAAGAGCGGCACGCTTCGACTCAAAGTGGATGCGCGCGGTCTGGCATTCGAGATCGACATTCCGAACACGACCGCCGGCAACGACCTGCGGGAACTCGTCCGCCGCGGCGACATCGGCGGCGTCTCGTTCCAGTTCTATGCGATCCGCGATAGCTGGGGAACCGACGGAGAGGGAACCGTCCGGACGCTCGAAGAGGTCCGGCTGGTGGACATCTCTCCGGCGACGTTCCCGGCCTATCCGCAGTCCGATGTCGCGCTCCGCTCGATCTTCGGCAGGGCCGGGATCGACTGGAATCGCCTGACCGGAGCGGTCGCCGCGCAACGCCGCGGCCAGCCGCTCGGACCGACCGAACTATCCACAGTGCGCCAAACCGTCGAATGTCTGCGCTCGCTTCTCCCTTCCGCGCCGCCCGGGGCCGGGCACCCGGAGGGGATCGCCGCGCAAGACGACGGGATGAGGCTGCGACGGATGAAACTCGAACTCGAATCCATCGGAGGATGACCATGCACAAGCAGATCCGGGAAAAGCGCGAGCAACGCGCGAAGATCTACGAGCAGGCCAAGGCGCTGCTCGGCAAAGCCGAAACCGAAAAGCGGAGCCTGACGGCCGACGAACAAAAGTACTACGACAAAATGTTCGCCGACATGGGAACGCTGAAAACCGAAATCGAAAACTTCGAACGCGCCGAACAGATCGAGAGCGAACTGCGATCGAGCGCCGGCCCGGCGGCCGGGCGTCCGGATCCGGAAGGCGCCCGATCGGACGCCGATCCGAAATCGGAAATCCGCGCGGCCGGATTCCGCACATTTCTGGCCGGCGGGATGGCCGCGCTGACGCCCGAACAGCGGGCGCTGCAGGTCAGCGATCAGTCTGCGGCCGGATATCTGGTCGCGCCGGAGCAGTTCCAGACCGAACTCATCAAGTTCCTCAACAATGCGGTCTTCGTCCGCGGCATGGGAACGGTGATCCCGGTCACGTCGGCGCAGAGTCTCGGCGTCGCCAGCCTCGACGCCGATCCCGCCGATCCGGACTGGACGAGCGAACTCGGAACCGGCGGCGAAGACAGCGCGATGAAGGTCGGAAAGCGGAAGTTCGTTCCGCATCCGCTGGCCAAGCGGATCAAAGTCTCCCGCACGCTGCTGCAGTTGACCGCAGGCGGCGCCGAGACGCTCGTCCGCGATCGGCTCGGCTACAAGATCGGCACGACCGAAGAGAACGCCTTCCTCAACGGCGACGGCGTCAACAAACCCCTCGGCATCTTCGTCGCCAGCTCGGACGGCGTACCGGCGTCGCGCGATACCGTCAACACGACGTCCTCGACCGCGCCCGAAGCCGACGCGCTCGTCGCGGCGAAGTACGCCCTCAAGGGGGGATACCGCGCCAATGCGATCTGGGTGCTGCACCGCGATGCGATCGGCAAGATCGCGCAGCTCAAGGGCTCTGACGGCCAGTACCTGTGGCGGATGGGGCTGGCGCTGAACGAACCGGACCGGCTGCTCAATCTGCCGATCATGGAATCGGAATACGCTCCCAACGCCTTCACGGCGGGGACGTACTACGCGGCGCTCTACGGGCCGAAGTTCTACTGGATCGCCGACGCCTTCGGGATGAGCATCCAGCGGCTAGACGAACTGTACGCCGAGACCAACCAGGTCGGCTTCATCAGCCGCTCGCAGGTTGACGGACAGCCGGTGCTGGCCGAAGCGTTCGTCCGCGTCAAGACCAAACCGTAAGACAGGCCCGAAAAAAGAAACGAAAGGGACGAAACCCGAACCGAAACCGGCGGCGGAAGCCGCGGAAGGATGAAACATGAAACTCGATTCGTTCAATAACACCAAGATCGTCGCGGCGCTGACGCCGCGGCGGGTCTCCGACGATACCGCCCAGGTTGGAAGCATCGTGGATCTCGCCGGATTCCATTCGGCGCTGATTGCGATCGCCGCCGGAACGCTCGCCGACGCCGCGGCGGCGTTCACCGTCCTGCTCGAACACGGCGACGATGCGGCGCTGGCCGATGCGGCCGCCGTGCCGGACGCCGATCTGCTTGGAACCGAGGCGGGCGCGTCGTTCACCGAAGCCGACGACAACGAGACGCGCAAACTCGGCTACATCGGCGTCAAGCGGTACATCCGGCTGACGGTCACGCCGTCGGGGAACGCCGCGGCGGCCGACATGTCCGCCGTCGCCGTTCTGAGCGATCCGCGCGTCGGGCCGAAATCCGATCAGGCCGCCTGATGTGACATGACCGGCCGTCCCGGGGGGATCGTCCCCCCGGACAGCCAATGAATGGAGGTGAGGACACGATGCAGATACGGATGACCAAGACGGCGGCGAGCCCGGAAGGGAACTTCGCGGCGGGAAAGGTCTATACCGTCGGCGTGGAGATCGCCGAGGATGCCGCACGCCAGTTCGTAGAAGGGGGCGCGGCCGAAATCGTTTCCGGACAGTTCGGGCCCAAACTCGAACGGACGGACAACCGTCATAGAAGGGCGGAGAAGCGCGGATGAGCTTTCACGATCTCCCCAAGGGGCTGCGGCCGATCGCCGCGCCCGCCGCCGAACCTGTCAGCGTGGCCGAGGCCAAGGCGCACATGTACGTCACGATCACGGCCGACGACGTGCTGATCGGCTCGCTGATTTCTGCGGCGCGCGAACATATCGAGAATCTAATGAATCGCGCCTTCATCGAGCAGACCTGGGAACTGACGATGGAAAACTTTCCCGGCGGAAATGCGGTCGTGGATCTGCCTCGTTCGCCATTGATCTCCATCGAGAGCGTCAAGTATTTCGACGCCGGCGGAAACGACGTGACGATGCCTCCGGCCGACTATCAGGTGGATGCGGCGTCCGAACCGGCGCGAATCGCCCCGGCGGTCGGATCGAGCTGGCCTTCGGTCGAAACCGAAAAACTCGGCGGCGTCCGGATCCGGTTCAAGGCCGGACATGGCGCCTTGGCCGACGACGTGCCGCAACGGATCAAGCAGGCGATCAACCTGCTCGTCGCCCACTGGTACGAAAACCGGGAGGCGTCGGTCACCGGCACGATCCAGGCGCAGGTCGAGATGGCGCTGAAATCGATCGTCGATGCGGAGCGCGTCTATGAGGTGTTCTGATGCGCGCCGGGCTGCTCCGTCATGCGGTCACGTTTCAGCGGAAAACGCGCACCGGCGATGCGATGGGAGGATCGTCCGACGTCTGGACTTCGTTTCTGGTCACGCGGGCGGCGATCGAACCGCAGAGCGGCGGCGAACTGGGACGGGCCGGACAGCAGGAGCCGCAGCGTTCGTTCCTCGTCGTCATCCGCGGCCGAAGCGGCGTCACGGCCGATATGCGCATCAAGTTCGGCCCGCGCACGTTTCATATCCGATCGGTGCGGGAATGGCGCGAGAAAGGGGTCTATCAGCATCTCGATTGCATCGAGGTTCCCGCTGATGCCTAGCCCGATCCAACTCAACGTAACGACGGCCGGCTGGAAGGAGCGATCGAAGTTCTTCCGCCAATTGCCGAAAGAAGCCGCAAAACAGCTTGCCGTGACGATCAACGATTCGGCCAGGGAATTACGCACAGAACTGCGCTCCCGCGCGCCGCGCAAGACCGGCGCGCTTCGCAAATCGATCCGCGTCGTCCGCCGGGCGTCGGCGCGGCGGCTCCGCGCGATCGTTCAGATCGGAAAATTCTATGCGCTCATGATCGAATACGGCGCGCGGTTCATGTCTGCGATGCCGTTCATCCGGCCGTCGCAGGAAGCGCGGCGCGAGCCGCATCGCAGAGCGGTCAAGAGCGCCGTCAACAGGGCGATCCATGCGATACGGATATGACCGGCGGATCGGCGCTGCGCCCCATCTGGGAGGCGGTCTTCGCCCTGCTATCGGCGGATTCGACGCTCATGGCGATGGTCGCAGGGATATTCGACGCGGCGCCGGAAGGGACGGCCTATCCGTTCGTCCAGATCGGCGAAGCATTCGAGGTCCGGCAGGACACGTTCCAGCGGGAGGGAAAGGTCTGCATCCTCGACATCAACATCTGGTCGCTCGATTCCGGCGGCGGCGCCGGCGCGACCTACGCCGGTTACCGGCAGG